CCAAATATAGCTCCAAGCGCCTTAGTTTCAGCATGGTCAGGTAATATCGGCGTTTACAATACGTTTGTAGGTGGTCAAGCTAAGGTATCAACAGAAGTATTGACAACAATAACGACTCAAAGCGTATTTGTTGATTTAGCGGGTACGTTTACTGCATCCGATTTGCAACACTTTGACTCACCAGCGAATGGGCAGCTTAGAAACCTGGGTGTATCCCCAGCGGAGTACAAGGTTAGCAGTCAATTCGTTTTATCGTCAGCGGCTAACGATGAGGTCGAATTAAAAATTGTTATATACAGAGCAGCGACAGCCGCATTTGAAGACGCTGGAGAGATTAGACGAGTTGTAAACAACCTTCAGGGTGGCCGTAGCGTGGCTTATTTTGCGCTTTCAGACAACATAACGCTTAACCAAAACGACTACATTAAATTGCAAGTTGCTAATGACACAAGCACAGCCGATATTACTGCAGAACTGGACAGCTATTTCACAATAGAGGCCAGATAATGCCTAGAGTAACCTTACCACTAGACGGCTTTTATGAGTCTGAAACGCTAGAGATATCAGAGCAGGAATGTATCAACTGGTATCGTCAGGTCAGTCAGAGTCAGGGCGATGTATCACCAGTCTCATTACGGGGCTGCGCGGGAATAACTCAGCGCACAACAACGGGCGAGATACAACAGGTTAACCGTGGCTCACACGTCAAAGCTGGGGTTGCTTACTTTTTAAACGGTGAGACGCTTGTATCAATCACCATTGCGTTTGATGAGGAGGGAGTTGTATCATTTACGCCAGTTGCACTTGGTGCAATACCTGGTGATTCTCGTGTCAGTATGGCGGATAATGGTAAGCAGTTGATGGTGCTTGTTCCAGGTGGCAACGGTTACATTATTGATGAGTCAAGTGGGACACCATTTGTGCAAATAACAGACCCTAGCTTTACCGCTAACGGTGCGCCTCAGCACGTCAGATTCAATAGCTCATTCTTTGTTGTGACTACTGATACTAAGAAGTTTATCCGGTCATCAGCTAACGACGGCACTAATTGGAGCGCGTTAGACGTCTACTCAGCAGAGTCAGACCCCGACATCATCACGGCGATTCATACCAACAATAACCGTGTTTATATTGGCGGTAGTGAAACCATTGAAGAATTTACGTTTAACGGTTCAGTGTACCAGCGCACAGGCTTTTTCATAGATAAAGGCGTGTCAGCACCATTTAGCATGGTAAGCACCAATAACAGCTTTATGTGGATTGGTGCGGGCACTAACGAAAGTCCAGCTATATGGATACTATCAGGCAACCAAGCACAGAAGGCGTCAACCACCACCATTGATAAGATACTACAAGGCTTTTCAGCCTCAGATATCGAGAGTGCGTTTAGTTATGCGTTTGCTCAAAATGGCGCGTATTTTATCGGCTTTTCATTCCCTACGTTAACGCTTGAGTTCAATACCGTTACCGGCAAGTGGAACGAAAGAACCAGTCAGGTGTTGGATGATAAAGGGTTTACACAGACAATCAGATGGCGTGTTAACTCAGTCGCGTTTGTTGATGGGTATCTACTATGCGGCGACTCAAGGGATGGGCGTATCGGTGATATCAGCCCATTCACTTATACAGAGTACGGTAACGGGATATTACGAACGTGTGTGATCCAACCTCTTACCAATCAGGGCAACGCAATCTCAATAAGCGAGCTTGAGCCTACATTTAAAGGTGGTGTTGGTACACTTGAGATACCTGATCCGAAAATCAGAATGTCAACATCAAAGACAGGCGAAGGATTTGGCGATGAGACTAGCCGGTGTATCGGCGCAGTTGGTAAGTATAACGCGCGTACAGTTTGGAACAGACTAGGCCGATTCCCAAGAGAGGCACTAATTAGGTTCACCATGTCAGACGGCGTTGAATCTGAGTTCATTAAGCTTGAAGCTAGGGTGAAAGGCGGACAGCGTGGTAACTAAAGTTTCTAGTATTAGCCTTGACCGACCCATTGTTGAGCCAGATGGTAGCTTAACAGTGCAGAGTAGGGAGTTTTTTAGTACAATAACACAAAGGTCTTTAATTATCGGAACGGGTAGCCCAGAGGGTGTAGTTCCAGCTTTGCAAGGGTCAGTTTATATGGATGACGCAGGGACAACAGGTGCAATACTCTATATTAAGCGAGATAACGCTGATGGTGCTGGTGATGATTCAAATGGTTGGATTTTAGTTTGATGGTGGAAAGAATATTTGACGTCAAAAAATGCCTAGACATTTTAACTGATGAACATATATTCGACGCAATCACTGAGGAAGGCGCAACCATTGAAGATTTAAAAGTAGATGTTATCAATCATTATTGGCTTGGTATTTATGAAGGCACAATCCTTATTGGCGTGTTGTTGTTAAGGCCGATATACAGCGAATGTTATGATATTCATATTCACATATTAAAAGAACATAGAAAGCATGGTAAGCGAGCTGGCGTGGCAGTGATAGAATGGTGTAACCGGAATATGCCAAGTAAAACACTTCACACAAATGTTCCAGTATTCTGTAAGAACGTGAGATATTTTGTGTTATCACTTGGGTTTAAAGAGGTTGGCGTTATTCCTAGCGTATGGAAGAAACACGGAAAGATGAACGATATGTCTATATTCACGATAACAGTATGAAGAAGGTTATGACGTTTTTACGTATTCCAAAGAATGCCAGCACGTCTATATATTCATTTTTTGGCGCTTCTAATACCATAAGAAATGAATACCTAGACGCAAACAATGATAAATATTTAAGTGTATTTGAGCCGTCTCATTGCACGTTGCAAGAGGCTAAAGGATTACTAGGTGATTGCGTTGCGTTATTGCCTTTATTGGCGGTAGTTCGTAACCCATTTGATAGAATGGTGTCGATGTTCTTCTTTGCTAAAAAGTATAACTTGGGTTCACTGTACGACATATCTCTGGATTCATTCGATGAGTTTGTGGAAGGGTTTTATAAAGCAAGTGATGACCCTAACTTTTTTCATGCAAAAACTCAGTGTGATTACATGAAAGGTAGTGACAATGTTACCGTGTGTAGATTTGAGAATTTAAAAGATGACGTCACTAAATTTATTCGCGACAACGGGCTTTCTTTCAGTATTGGTGATTTACAAAAGCTGAATAGCACCGAGCATAGTGACTATAAAAGTTATTACACAGATAAATCAAAAGGCATAGTAATGGATATGTGGAAAGACGATTTAACCCGTTTTTCATATTCATTTTAATAATAGATTAAGAGGGTTCAGTTATGGGTGTTGGAGCAGCAATTGCAGGCGCAGCAGTGGTCGGTGCGGTATCAAGCAGAAATGCGTCAAAGAAAGCCGCATCCGCAAGTAAGCACGCATCAGACACGGCGGCGGGCGAAACTCGACGCGCATCTTCGGAAGCTAGGGCGGACTTGTTTAAGTTGTTCCCAGCTTCGCAAGATGCGTTATCGACAGGCTACAAAGGCGCGGCTGATATATTTGGGCAATCTGCCCCACAGCAAGCCGATATCTTCCAGCAAGGCAATGTTGCAGCACAGCAGCAGATTGCAGCGGGTATGCCTCAGTTTCAAAACGCTATCTTAGGTGGCCAGGTTGATTATAATCAATTCCAGCCAACACAGTTACAACAGCCGGATTTCAGCTTTATGCAAAATCAACAATTTGAGGCTCCCGACCCGTTTAATCCTAATTACGGCATGACGGACGAAGAAATACAAAACGCCACAGCTCAAAATCCACCTTCACCTTGGGCGGTTAATACTCCACCAGTCGGAGCTATTTATGGCCCTCAAAACAATCAGGCTAATATGCTTGGCGGCGGTTTCGGTAGAAAAAATTTAATGAGGTATAGATAATGGCGTTACCAATTAGAAACAGCAGAGGCTTTATGGGTCGCCAGTCGATGATGCAGCAACCTATGCAAGCTGGCATGAGCAACGACGCCAACATGATGCGGCCTACTCTTGGTGGATTTAAATCGCCGCCGCCAATCCAAAACATGATGCGCCAACCAGAGCAAATGTCATACGGTGCACAGCAGGCCATACAACAGTTAGGCGGCGGGTACGATATGTCTACGGACAGAGCCGCTATCGAAAGTCTACAACAGCAGGGCATGAGTCCAGAGCAGATACAGACGACTATAAACCAGTCTAACGGGCAGGCTCAACAACAGCAGCCTATGGCACCACAAGACTACAATAGCCAACTTAGCGCACCTCAACAGCAATATGGTTTAGCTGGTAGTGAGGCAGCTTTGCAGGCTGGGTTACAAGGTTCAATGGGTGCTCAACAAGCCGGTACAAATGCGGCTTTACAGTCATTGCAATCTGGCAATCAAATCGGCCAAGGTCAGTTTGACTTAGGGCGTCAAGCTCTCGCGGGGGGATATCAACAAGCTCAAGGTCAACTTGGTCAGGGACAACAATTTCTTAATCAAGCTGGCCAGGGTGCTCAAAACATGTTTGGTCAGGGTATGAGTATGCTCGGACAAGGTGGGCAGCAAGCTCAAGGCATGTTTAACCAAGGGCAGGATGCTATCGGCCAGGGTGCAAATACTGCACAGAATAGATACAGTCAGGGTTTCGGTACAATAGGACAAGGCGCACAGCAGGCTCAAGGTCAGTATGGTCAAGGTCAAAATGTATTGGGTCAAGGTGGCCAGCAAGCTCAAAGCATGATTGGCGCAGGCGTGGGTATGCTTGGCGGCAATTATGGTGCGTCTGCAGCTCAAGCGAACACTTTGACAGGGCGCGACATGTTCAACCAAGCATCACAAGGCGTTAACCAATTCACTGGTGAGGGTTTACGTGCTCAAAACTTACAAGGTGCTTTAAGTGGTGCTCAGGGTCAGGAAGCGTTTGACCGAGCATTGATTAATAACCCCATGCAAGACCTCTTAAACAAAAGAGGTCAAGAAGCCTTAGCCAACCAAGCTGCAGCGAGTGGCGGGCTGGGTTCGGGTCAATTCCAAACTGAACTA